AACGTGAGGTGCGTGTACTACATGAAGACCGCCCGCCGGGTCGATCTGGCAAACCTCATCGAGGCTACAACGGACATTCTGGTGAAAGCCCGCGTACTGGAGGACGACAACAGCAAGATCGTTGCCGCCCACGATGGAAGCCGGGTGGACTACGACAAGAAAAAACCAAGAGTTGAAATTTGGATCGAAGAAATGGAGGAGTAAAATGATTGATATTCTATTTGAAGTTGCAAGCACGCTGTTCATGGCAACACTTGCAGGGCTTTTCATCTGGTTTGTTCTTAGCGATGGCAACCCAATTGAATATTTCAAGCGGCGGCTCAACCGAAACAAACCTTGCCTTTGCGACCGGTGCGTATTCTTAAAGCAAAAATTTGGGGCGTCAGAATCCGGATATCACTATATCTGCCAGAGCGGTGAAAAAGACGAAGGATACATAAATCCGCCCGAATATTGCCGCGATTTTGAAGAAAGGAGCAACAATGGCTCGCACATGGATACCTGACACCGACACCCAGAAGCCGGAAAGAACCGATTACAGCACCGTTAAGGCGTGGCTGAACCGCTACCGCGAAGCGGAGAAAAGATACTACTTGCTGTCTGACCGGCTGGCCGAAGCACAGGAGGCCACCCGGCACATCACCCAGAGCCTCAGCGCGGCCCCCGGCGGCAGCAAAGATGGCCAGAGCCTTGCCCGGGCGGTGGAACGTAAGGAGGAAGCGGAGCGCCGGGCTTATGAGCAAAGAGCGGTCTGCGACAGGCTGTTCCTCGAGATCAGAAACGCGCTCGCCCAGATCCAGAACGAGAAATCATACACGGTGCTGTACAAGTACTATCTCGATTGCCTCACGTGGGAAAGGGTCGCAAAAGACATGAATTACTCTCTGCGCATGGTCTATGTCTTGCGGCGCAAAGCAATGGAGGAGCTGAGCCTTTAAGAACATTGCACTGTCATTACATTGCGGTTTCACTATCGCATGGTGTAAAATTGTATCATCGGAAAAGCCAAAAGGCAAACCGATGCATGCAGCCTCCGAAACGTGTCCCTTCTTGGCATTTTCCTCCTTTTCTGCTTGCAGGCACTGGGCTTTGCTCTCTCTTCACGTTTCGCGGGCTGCTTCTATGCGATACACTGACACAAAGGCAGCCTGACGCTCATGAGAGACAGGAGGCGGTTCGATTCCGCCGTATCGCACCATATGGCGCATGGACTAGACAACCCGCAAGGCCGCACGTGCAACCTCCCGTGCCTAGAAAAGGCCTTAGAATCCTTGCCAAGGTGTAGCTTTCCTGACAGGATGTGCGCCAACCAACAGCCCCGGCGGAGAACCGGAGCTGTTTTTATATGGCCGCCTGAGCGCAGTTTGGAGCGCGGCGCGTGTGTGTAGACACGGCTGGTTCGATTCCAAGGGCGGCTTTTATATTCCCGTAGCTCAATTGGTAGAGCGCTGGTCTCCAAAACCAGAGGCTGCAGGCTCGGTCCCTGCCGGGAATGCCATTTGCGTACCCTGGAGGGGGCTGCGCAGATAGCCGGGCATCTGGCGGCGAAAGTTCCAGATGCAGCAGCGCCCACCGTTTGACGCCTGTCCAACGCAACTGAATGCTGGGCGCTGCTTATTTTAACATTTTGACCGTTCGGATTTCCGGGCGGTTTTTCTTTTGCATGAATTTAGAGAGGTGGTGGCGGTGAGCGCAAAGCGGCTGACAGACAGGCAAAAAAAGAAGATCATCGCGGATTATATCCAGCTGCAAAATTACACCCGCACCGCAAAGCTAAACGACGTTGCAGAAAGCACTGTGCGCAAGATCGTGAAGGAAAACCCGGAATGTGCGGATTTGTGCGACAGAAAAAAAGAGCAGAATGCGCAGGACATGCTGGCCTATATGGAGAGCAAGCAAGGAGAAGCACAAGAACTTCTCGGGCTGTATCTGAAAGCGATGGCTGACCCGGACAAGATTGCGGAAGCAACACTGCCGCAGCTGTCAACGGCGTTCGGCACCATTGTGGACAAGTTTGCCATGCTGGGAGGTCAGAGCGGCGTTGAAGTCCCGGACGATGGCCTTGCGGAGGCCCTGAATGCCGCCGCAGACCTCAGCCCGCCTGACGATGTGGATCTTCTGCCAAAGGAAGAGGACGACAATGCGGAAAAGTAACGGCTTTCGCTGGAAAGCCCTCAGCCAGCGGCAGAAACAGGTTCTTAGCTGGTGGACACCGCAGAGCGCATACAGCGGATACAACGGCATCATTGCCGATGGCGCTATCCGCTCGGGCAAGACCTTTGCCATGAGCTTTTCTTTTGTCCAGTGGGCCATGACCTGCTACAGCGGCCAGCAGTTTGCCATGTGCGGCAAGACCATTGCCAGCTTCCGGCGAAACGTGCTTGGCACGCTCAAGCAGCAGCTTGCAGCCCGTGGCTACAATGTCAAAGAGCATCGGGCAGAAAATTTCATGACCGTCAGCAAAGGCGGCAAATCCAACGAGTTTTACTTTTTCGGCGGCAAAGACGAGAGCAGCCAAGACCTGATCCAGGGCATCACGCTGGCTGGGGCATTCTTTGACGAGGTGGCGCTGATGCCGCAGAGCTTTGTCAATCAGGCCACTGCCCGCTGCTCCGTCACCGGGTCAAAATTCTGGTTCAACTGCAACCCGGGCAGCCCACAGCATTGGTTTTATCTTGAGTGGGTGCGGAAATGCCGTTCCCGCAAGATGATGTACCTCCACTTTACGATGGACGACAACTTGTCGCTCTCCGAGGAAATCAAGGCCAGATACCGCAGCCAGTACAGCGGCGTTTTCTACCAGCGCTACATTCTGGGCCTGTGGACGGTGGCAGAGGGACTTGTATATGACATGTTCGACCGCAAAAAGCATGTCGTTGATGAGCTGCCGGAACTGTCCCCCAAAAGCGCCTATGTGGCGTGTGACTTTGGCACCCAGAACGCAACGGTCTTTTTGCTGCTCCAGAAGCAGGCAGATGCAGACTGCTGGATCGTCACCCGGGAGTACTACTACAGCGGCCGCGAACAGAAGCGGCAAAAGACCGTGGGCGAGTATGTTGCAGACCTCAAGGCGTGGCTGAACGGTCTCAAGCCGGAGAGGATCATCGTGGACCCCTCTGCCCTGCCCCTGATTACGGAACTGCGCAAGAATGGCTTTACCCAGACCCCCGCAAATAACGACGTTCTGAGCGGCATTCTGGACGTGCAGACTATGCTGCAGATCGGGCGGCTGAAGATCTACAAAGACTGCAAGCACACGCTGGAAGAGTTCGGCGTGTACGCTTGGGACCCGGACAAAGACGACACCGTGCTGAAGGTCAACGACCACTGCATGGACGCTATCCGCTATTTCGTGCGCACAAAGCGCCTTGTGAAACTGAGGGATTGATTTTGAGCACTGTATACACATTCCAGACTTTTCAGCAGGCGCAAGCCGCCGGGGAACAGCCCGATTTTGTCCGGCGGTTCGTGCAGCAGCACTGCGCTTCCGGCCCTTACAGGATGGCGCTGGACGCTGACCTGTACGATGCCCAGAAAAACCCGGGCGCTGAGCGATTTTCGCAAGCCTACGCATTGATGCTGAAACGCCTGTCAAAAAACACCCGGCAGGATGTACCCCGGCCCGATATGGTCAAGAGCAATCTCTTCCGGAGGCTCAACAAGCAGCGTGCCACCTACTCCCTGGGAAACGGCGTCACCTTTGCGGATAAGGACGTGGACAAAGAAAAACTGGGGGCTGAATTTGACGAGCAGATCCAGAAGGCCGGATATTTTGCCCTGATCCACGGCGAAAGCTTTGGATTTTGGAACAGCGACCATCTGGTGGTGTTCAAGCTGACCGAGTTTGCGCCTCTGTACGATGAGACCTCCGGCTCCATGCGGGCCGGGGTGCGGTTCTGGCGGCTGAATCCTGACACGGATATGCACTATGTCCTGTACGAAGAGGACGGCTACACCGAGTACACGGAAAGCAGAATCGGCAGCACCATGCAGGAGACAGCCCCGAAGCAGGCGTACAAGAGCGTGGTCATCACGACCCCCGGCGGCGGGCTGGAAAGCGTGGAGGGGGAAAACTACAGCACTCTGCCTGTGGTGCCGCTGTGGGGATCCGACCTGCATCAAAGCACCCTCGTAGGCCTGAAAGCCTACATCGACAACACCGATCTGGTGACGTCCGGCTTCTGCAGCGACTTGCAGGATTGCGCGCAGATCTACTGGCTGTGTGAAAACTTTAACGGCATGACCGATGATGAGCTGCAGGAGTTCCTTGCGAAGCTGAACCTGTACCACATCGCCGGTGCGGATACCAGCGAGGGCGGCAAGATCACCCCATACACCAGCGAGGTGCCGGTGACTGCTCGGCAGACCCTGCTGGAGCTGCTGCACACCCGGGTCTATGAGGATTTCGGCGGTCTGGACGTGCATTGTGTCAGCGCAAACAGCACCAACGACCATCTGGATGCGGCTTATGAGCCCCTGAACCAGAACGCAGACGACTTCGAGGCCCAGATCAAACCTTTTGTTCGTCAGATCTGTGCGCTGGCTGGCTTTGGCAGCGCAACGCCGACATTCAACCGGAGCCGAATCGTAAACACCGCAGAGCAGGTCAGCACAGTAATCTCCGAGGCGGCGATCATTGGGCAGGACATGGCCATTGACCTACTGCCAAACCTGACCCCGGAGCAAAAGGAAAAGGCCAGGGCGTCCCTGATGGCGGAAAGCGCAGCACGAGAAACCGTGGACGAGGATGACAACGGTGATGAAACATGATTTCTGACCGTGACCGCATTTCCACCCGGCAGCTGAACCGCCTGCGCCGACGCATCCTCCGCGTATACGGCACTGCCCGCCGGGAAATGACCGAGCAGCTCACCGAGTTCCTGGGGAAGTACCGAGCGCTGGACGAGCGCAAGCGGGCGCAGCTGGATGCAGGCGAAATCACTGAAGAGGATTACCGCATCTGGCTGCAAAATCAGGTCTTTCAATCTGATTTGATGCGGGACAAGCTGGACGGCATCACCCAGACCTGCACCACAGCCCAGCAGACGGCCTATAAGCTGGCCCGGGACGAGCAATACAATATCTTTTCCTTCGGCGCAAACTGGGCTTTCTACGAGCTGGAACAGGCTGCAGGCGTGACGTTTGGGCTGACCCTGTACAACACCGAAGCAGTCAAGCTGCTGCTGAAGAAAAACCCCAAGCTGGTGCCAAACAAGCGCATCAAGAGCGAGAGCAACCGCACCTATGACGCCAGGGTGTTCAACCGATACGTCATGCAAGGCATCGTGCAGGGCAAGAGCGTCCACGACATCGCCGTGCAGGCCGTAAACGGCATGACAGACACGGAGATTCACTGGGCCATGAACAACGCCATCACGGCGCTCACAGGCGCCCAGAACGCCGGGTCTTTGCAGCAGATGCGAAACGCCCAGGCTTTGGGCATCGAGGTCAAAAAGCGGTGGAACTCCACCCACGACTACCGCACCCGTGAGATGCACCGCCTGCTTGACCAGCAGACAGCAGAGCTTGACGAGCCGTTTAAGGTCATGGGATACGAGATTCAGCGCCCAGGAGACCCCAACGCAGCCCCGGAGATGGTTTACCACTGCCGCTGTGTGCTGTCCTCTGCGCTGGGCAAATACCCCCGGCAGAACGCCATGCAGCGGGACAATGTGACCAAAGAGACCGCCCCCGTCATGGATTACACCGAATGGTATAAATCCAAGGGCGGCAAAGAGAAAGAACAGATGTGGTGGGCGGAAGAGCGAAAGAGAAAGGAGACAGCTAACGATGGCAGCAGGTGAGACTTACGAAGAGTTCGTGGAGAAGTTCAAGCCGAAAAAGACCACTGACGACTGCTATACACCGCCTAGCGTGTACGCTGTTATCCGGGACTGGGCCTGCAAGGAGTACGGCATTGACCCGGCAAAAATTGTGCGCCCATTTTACCCCGGCGGCAATTATGAGAATTTCGACTACCCGGAGGGTGCTGTTGTTCTGGACAACCCACCGTTTTCAATCCTGTCCAAAATTTGCGGATTCTATCTCGATCGTGGCATTCCGTTCTTCCTATTCGCTCCATCTTTGACGGCGTTTTCTGGAAGGGCAAATACTATGCGGATGAACCATATCATTTGCGACTGTGATATTGAGTACGAAAACGGCGCAATCGTCCGAACAAGTTTTGTGACCAGCTACGGCGGGGACACTGTGGCGCAGACCGAACCAAGGCTGACGAAACTTGTAAATGACGAGACAGAACGGATGCGGAGAACGAAAACGGCACAACTCCCAAAGTATACATACCCAGACCACATTGTGACGGCCGCATTGCTTCAACGATACAGCAAGTACGGCGTGGATTTCAAAGTCCGCAAAAAGGACTGTGCCCCAATTTTTTCTCTGGACGCACAGCGCTCTACCAGGAAATCCATATTTGGCGGAGGCCTGCTGCTGTCTGATTGTGCTGCGGCTGAGAGGGCTGCGGCTGAGAGGGCTGCGGCTACAAAATGGGAGCTGTCTGCCCGGGAGCGTGCCATTGTGGAGTATTTGAACAGCCATGAACTTTAACTACGACATCAAATTCACCGACAACACCCCGCAGCTGCATGAGGCGCTGGATTCATGGGCGGAGCGGGTGCTTACCATCTGGGGCATGAAGGTGCAGGACTACGCCCAGCTGCTTGTGCCTACTGGCACGGAGGAAAGCACAGGCATACAGGGCTATGTGGGCGGTGCGCTCAAGCAGAGCCTGACCTACGCCCTCGACCTCGCAAAAAAGACCGTGACCATCGGCAGCAATCTGTTTTACAGCGTGTATGTGGAGCTGGGCACGGGCGTCTTTGCCGAGAAGGGCAACGGACGAAAAACGCCGTGGGTCTGGAAGGACTTTAACGGCAAGTGGCACTTTACCCGGGGCATGAAAGCCCGCCCGTTCCTGCGCCCGGCGGTGGAAGATCACATTGACGAGCTGCGGCAGATCGCCGTGGAAGAAGCAGAGAAGGGAGAATGACTATGAGAAAGATTTTTGCAGCAATCACGCTTTTGGCTGTGTTGCTTCTGTGCGGATGCTCTGAGGCTGACAAGGCGAACGCCAACATCTCAAAGCAGGCAGACTATTTCGAGAGCGAGCGCAAGATCACCGTCTACAACGCCCGCACGGATAAGGTCATCATGGAAGCCGAGGGCTATATGTCCATTTCCAACAACTCGGACAACGAGTTGGTCTGCACTGTGAAAATCGGCCCGGACACCTACCGCAAAAATTACATCTACCTCAACAGCTACACCATGTATGTGGTGGAGGACATTACCGGCACCCATACCGACCCGTACCACTATAAACTCTATTTCCACACTGACGTTTTGCCGAGCGTGGAAGTCAAACCGTAAAACCTAATATCTCAGCGGTTGGCGCACAGCGTCAGCCGCTTTTTTATGCCGCTATAGCTCAACTGGAAGAGCCGCCGTCTTGTAATCGGCAGGTTGTAGGTTCAAATCCTACTGGCGGCACCACACCGGCAGCACGTCCGGCAAATAAACCTTATTGCCAAGCATGGCAGCCCGAGCATGGGCAGAAAGGACTATCACATGGCACTCAAAAGAGCTGACATCCGCACGATTCTGGAGAACACCGAAACCTCCAACGATGACAAGGCGAAAGCCATTCTGGACGCCCTGCACAAGGAGACGGACGATCTCAAAGACCAGCTGGATGCAGAAAAAACAGCCCGCACACAGGCCGAGAAAGAGCGGGACGAGGCCAACGGCGGCAAGCAGGCCGCAGAAAAGGCTCTGACCGACTACAAGGCCCAGCAGACCCAGAAGGACACCCACGCAGCCAAGGAAGCAAAGTTCCGGGAGCTGCTGAAGACCGCCGGGGTGCTGGACAAGTACGCAGACCGCGTTGTGCGGCTGTCCGGCGAGGACATCGACAAGCTGGAGCTGGACGAAAAGGGCAACGTCAAAGACGCCAAGAAGCACACCGACAGCCTGAAAGCTGATTGGGGCGACTTTGTGGCTACAACCACGACCACAGGCGCAAAGGTGGACAACCCGCCCACCAACGCCGGTTCCAAAATGACCAAAGACCAAATTTTTGCAATCAAGGACGCTGGCGAACGCCAGGCCGCGATTGCTGCAAATGCCGACCTGTTTACAGGCGGCGGAAAGGAATAACATATGGCAGCAAAAGAAGGTATCACCATGACCACCGATATCACCGTAGCCGCGCGTGAAATCGACTTTGTGACCCGCTTCCAGCGCAACTGGGACCATCTGCGCACCATTCTGGGCATCATGCGCCCCATCCGGATGCAGCCTGGCACCGTGCTCAAGAGCAAGTATGCACAGGGCACCCTGCAGAGCGGCACCGTGGGCGAGGGCGAAGAGATCCCGTTCAGCAAGTACACCGTCAAGGAGAAGGAGTACGGCAAGATCACCATCGACAAGTACGGCAAGTCTGTCACCATTGAGGCAATCCAGAATTACGGCTACGATGTCGCCGTGCAGAAGACCGATGATGAGTTCCTGTACGACCTGACCGCTCTGGTAACGGATAAGTTCTACAAGTTCCTGAACACCGGCACCCTGAAGGGCACTCCCAAGACCTTCCAGATGGCGCTGGCACATGCCAAGGGCGCGGTCGAGAACAAGTTCAAGACCATGCATCGAACCGTGACCGGCGTTGTTGGCTTTGTCAACGTGATGGACGTGTACGACTATCTGGGCAATGCCAATATCACCGTGCAGAACCAGTTCGGCTTCCAGTACATCAAGGACTTCATGGGTTACAACACCATCTTCCTGCTGTCCGACAGTGAGATCGCGAAGGGAAAGGTTATTGCCACCCCGGTAGACAACATCGTCATGTACTATGTGGATCCTGCGGATAGCGAGTTTGCCCGCGCAGGTCTGGTCTACCGGACCGCAGGCGAGGCAAGCAACCTCATCGGCTTCCACACTCAGGCAAACTACAGCACCGCAACCTCCGAGAGCTACGCCATTATGGGCGTGACCCTGTTTGCTGAGTATCTGGACGGTATCGCTGTCGAGACCATTACCCCGGGTGAATCGGTCTAACCTGCAAGGGGGTGACTTTGCATGACCGTCCCTGAGCTGTGCGTCTACACGCACAATTTCTTTGACCGGGCAGACGACCCAATTGCCGGGGAGTTTGTCTTTGAGCCGGATACCGTTCCCGCCGGGGTAGTGCCGGGTCAGTATTTCCTCGTGTGCGGCTCTATCTTTAATGATGGCGTGCACATGGCCGGAGACGGAGACCTCACCGCCGAGACGTTTAACGGCACAGTGCAGCCCATGCGGGTGCCGCCTGCTTTTGTGGAGCTGGCCCGGAAGATCACCGACTACGACGCAAGACTCCCCTCCGGCGGTATGTATGTGTCGCAGTCGTTCAATGGGTGGTCCGGGTCCATGGCGACCGGATCCGACGGACTCCCTGCGGATGGTCTGACCCGGTACCGCAAGGAGATCAACCAATGGAGGAAACTGTAATGGCAGTCAACGACTTTGTCCGGAACACCGTCATGGACGGTTTCAGCCGGAAATTCTGCTTTCTGGAAAAAAAGCTCGTTTCTGATGGGCTGTTCGGCTCCACCACCACATGGGTGCCGGGGCTGGAATTCGAGGGCGTAGAACGCCACGACACCACCATTGAGGCACAGCAGGCCGAGCAGCAGGGCACCGCTTCCACCTATTCGATCTACGTTGACAAGGGCGTTCAACTCGCCCCCTTCGACCGCATCAAGCGGTTGGAGGACGCGCAGGTATTCGAGGTCACATCTGCCAGCGCAGACAAGCTGTCTCCGGCGGAAAGCGGGATGAACCTTGCAGTTGTCCAGTGCAAAAAGGCGGTGTTGACCTGATGGGCACAGCAGAAGCCATTACAACGGCGCTGAACAGCTTTTTTGTGCTGTTTGATATTCCTGTGTACCCGGATGATTTTGTGCCGCAGGGCGCTTCCTTGCCCTATATCACAGTGCTGCCGGTCATTCCCAAAGGATTTGACGAGAGCAGCACCTTCCACGCGCGGCTGTGGTATCCGGTGGACGGCGGAAAGCTGCCCATCATCCGCAAAACAGACGAGATCCGCGCTGCCCTTGGCGATTGGCTTACCATCGAGTGCGAGGGCGGCGCGATCCTTTTATGCGCAGGCAACCCGTGGGCGCAGTCTATGGACAACCCACCGGAAAAATACCTGTGCACATACCTTACTTTTGACGTCACATCCTTTGTGGTGTGAGAAAGGATAACGCATGAACAAAATGTATCACGCCATTTCGGCAGATGCTTTCAAAAAACTTCAGTTTCAGGCGGGTGCGCTGCTCAAGAAGTTTGACCCGGCGGGTACAACCCCCATTGCTGCAGAAGATCTTATCTGCCTGACCTCCGGCGGCATCACCATTTCCTGCAAGCCCAACACCATTGATCTGGGCGAGGATCTGGACGAAGTGCCCGAGAACACCTACCAGCTCAAGCACATCACCAGCTGGGATTGCGGTATGTCCACCACCTGCATGACCGTGAGCGCCGACACCATTAAGCTGGAGCTGGGCGCTGCGGACGTTGAAACCAACAAAATCACCGTGCGCGAAGACTACAAGGACACGGACTTCCAGGACATCTGGTGGCATGGCAACCTGATCGGCGGCGGTTATGCCGCGGTTAAGCTGATGAAGGCTGTGAGCGATGGCGGCATCGAGCTGAAAACCACCAAGGACGGAAAGGGCAACATCAGCCTGAGCTTGAAGGGTCACTACGACATGACCGACACCAGCAAGGTGCCTATGGAGTTCTACGTCAAGGAGGCAGAATAAATGATCCTTACCATCAATCTTGACCCCGTGGAAGCGCTGCCCAAGCTGTATGATGCGGTGGACGGAATCACACGCATGGTCATGGACGCAAAGGACAACGTGGATAACCCGGAGACCAAGGCAGCTCGGGAGACCATTGTTGCGAACGCCCTGAAGATGCTGGGTGCAGAGCCGCAGCCCGGTGAAAAGAAAAAGCTGACACCGCGCGAGTTTGCGCTTGCCGCGCTGGACTTTGTCAAGCCTCTGATGAAACTTGACCCTGAGCGCACCGTGAACGCCCTGCACCAGCTGTACACGCTGGAAGAGGGCGAAAAAGACACCCTGCCCAAGGCGTTTACTGCACTTACCAAGTCCGTGATGCAGAAAGACGTGCAGGATTTTTTGTCCTCGCTGGCAGACTTGAACGGCCTGAGTTTTGGCACTACGTCTGCCGAGCCGACCTCCAGCATCTCCGCGCATACGGCTTAAAGTATTTCGTATGGTTCGTCATCAGCGAGATGCGGGAACAGCAGCGCACAAGAGCATACCAGCTGTACACGGCTGATATGCTTTATCTTTGTGCTGTATCTCTTGGTCAGCCGGTGGAGAAGCCCTTCAGCGAGATCATGGCAGAGTACGACAAGCCACTATCTGAGCGCAGGCACGAGACTACGCTGGAGGAAGCGCAGGCGTGCTGGGAAAAGACCCTTGCAGACAGTAAAAAAGCCGCAGAGCAGAACGGAGGTGGTGGAATCTGAACATTTTTAATTTGATGGCCACTTTGGGGCTTGATACCTCCGAGTATGAGCAGGGCATCGAGCAGGCCAGAAAAGAGACGCAAAGCGCCGCAAACTCGCTGAACCGTAGCGCAAACACCGCCGGGAGCGGCGTTTCAGGCATGGCAAACCAGTTTGCAGCAGCCAGCGCAAAAGCGACTGTCCTTGCAAATATGCTTACCTCGCTTGGGACAAAAGCGGTAGGCCTTGCAAAGGGCTTTGTCGAGATGGGCATTTCTTATAACGCCCAGATAGAAAAGTACACCACCGGCTTTACCAATATGTTGGGCAGCGCACAGGCCGCACAGGAAGCCATGCAGGCAATTCAGGAGGACGCAGCCCGCACCCCGTTTGACGTGGCATCCCTGACGCAGGCAAACCAGCTGCTTATCAGCGCAGGCGAAAATGCTGCGTATTCCCGCAAGGTCATCAATGCACTGGGCGATGCAGTTTCCGCAACTGGCGGCGGCAACGCCGAACTATCCCGCATGGCTGCAAACCTGCAGCAGATCGCAAACGTGGGCAAAGCTGCAGCGATAGACATCAAGCAGTTTGCCTATGCGGGCATCAATATCTATCAGATTTTGGCAGACTACACCGGCAAATCGGTGCAGGAAGTCCAGAATATGACCATTAGTTACGACCTTCTTTCGCATGCGCTCATAGCAGCCAGCGAGGAGGGTGGGCGTTACTATAACGCCATGGACACCCAGAGCCAGACCATGAACGGGCGTATATCCACCCTGAAGGATAACGTCAGCCAGCTGGCTGGACTTATGACCGGCGACCTTTCCTCCGGCATCGGTGTTGTGATAGGCCACCTGAACGACATGGTTGTCGCAGCGCAGGAAGCCTACAAGGAAGACGGCTGGAAAGGTCTCGGAAACGCAATCCTTGAACTGGATAATCCCATCAGTGCCATCATCAAAAAGTTTGGGCAGCTTGGCAGCGCGGCTGTTAGTGCACTGGATAAGGCAAGCTACTATCTGAACAAGGCACTGGGCAAAAATGCTTATGCGGGGTACGACAGCTACGAGGACTACAAGTCAGACCAGCAAAAGCAAAGCAACAGGAACCGGCTGCGGCAGAACGCTCTTTCCGGCAAAAGCGTAAGCAACAAAAGCTGGTCTGAGCGACAAGCAGAAGCAGCGGCCGCGAGCGGCGGCAGCTCCATCGTTACAAGTCCTTCCAGTTCCTCCGGCAAGAGCGCCGGCACAAAATCCAAGACCGAAACCGTCATTGCGTCCGTGTCGCATACTGCAACCACCACCGCACAGAACGCGCTTGGCGCCGTGACTACAAGCGTTGAGACCTTGCAGGAGAAGGTAAAGGACGCAGCGGGCAACATCAAAGACCGCGTTACAGAGACCACCACCGAGACCGGCAAAGAGATGGTCAACGGCGTTGCTACTACCTATACGCTTGTGACCAAGAAAGTCACGGACGCGAACGGCAAGATAAGCACCACGACCAAGAAGGTCTACGCCGATATGTCCAAGACCCTGACCGGCACCCTGACCAAGGTTGCAGAAACGACCTTTGACGGCATCACGACCAAAATCCAGGAAGCTACAGAAAAATACGCCGACGGCAGCGAGCATATTAAGAAGACTGTCACAGAGACCGGCCAGCGCATCGGAAAGAACGGCGCGGAGACCTACGAGAAGATCATCACCTACATCGACGGAATCGAAGATAAGGTGAACGAGACCTCTACTCTTATCGACAAGAGCGTAAAGGGCACCCAGAGCCGCATTGACCAGCAGCTGAGTGAGGCTTCCGGCCAGCTGGATAAGGGCATTTTCGGGCTGGTAAAAAGCGCCTTTAGTGACGCCAAAAATGGCGACTGGGGCGGTCTCGCTCTGGATTTTGTCAATCTAATCTGGGGCGAAGTGTCGCAGGATCAGCGTGACGTGATCTCTAAGTGGTTTGCGGACGCGCTGACCGCAGTCAATGAGGGCTACTTCAGCGGCGGCATTGGCAAGGCGCTGGGGTCTATCCAGAGCATTTTCACAAACGGCATTACTGCCGGAGTGGATGGTGCCACTACGTCTGTAAAGGCGTTCTCTGAGATTGTGCAGGGCCTTGCGAGCTCTGGCGGCGTTGGCGGCGCACTTGGCAGCATTGTGCAGGGTTTTTCTGGTATGGCTGGCGGCATCACGTCCGCGCTTGGCACTGTGGTGTCGTTCATCTCGGCGAACCCGGTTTTAGGTATCATTCTCGGCGTTGGAGCTGTGGGTGCTGTAGCTGGCGGCATCGGGCTTGCGCTGTGGGCCAAAAACAAAAAGAGCAAAGACCCGGTCAATAATTACAAGAGCCCGTTTGACGATGTAGGCGTGTACGACAGCCTGAGCGAGTTTTCTACGCGGTCTGCGATGCAGTACCGCGTGATTGGACAGAGCAGCCACGCAGACAAGCAGACCAGCATTCTGGAGCGCATCGAGGAGCTTCTGGACGAGCATCTGCCTGCCATTGGCACCGGTCAGGTGGTCATGGATTCTGGCGAGCTGGTGGGCGTCATTTCGCCCAGAATGGCACAAAATGTTGACGCGCGCATCGGTGTGACCGTGACGAGGAAAGCGAGGGGTGTGTAATGGGCAAACTTTTGGGCGCACAAATTGGCAACTTCCACACCCTGAAAGACTGGGGGCTGTATCTCAAGGTCGGAAGCCCAAAAATCGGCCCTGCTGAGGTGGATGACTACCTTGTGCAGGTGCCGGGGTCTGATACCCTGCTCAACCTGACCAGTTCTTTGGACGGCAGGCCACACTACAAAAAGCGCACCATTACCATGGAACTCAAGTGCACTGCACCGAAAAAGCAGTGGGAGAACCTCTACAGCACTATCGCAAACGCCATCCACGGGAAATGGCTCCAGTGTAAATTCGACAATGACCCCAGTTTTTACTGGGAGGGCCTGTGGGAGGTGTCCGTCAGCAAGGACGCATTATACTGTGTGTTTACGATTACAGGCACTTGCGACCCCTTCAAACGCAGTGTATACGACGGCTCTGATGACTGGCTGTGGGATGACCTTGTATTTGATACGGCGATCATCCGCGATTATACGGATATCCAGCTCAAAGCCAACGAGGACATCACCGTAACCGTTACCGGTGCACCAAGAGCGGCTGGCATCTACTTCAAGCGCAGCGAGGACGCTGCGGACATTGCGGTGTCTCTCAATGGCCTTGAGGTTGGCATCCTTGCAAAGTCTACAGAGTGGCAGTACATTGAGGGCTTGCATATGCCGGATGGCGTTGTAGGTACTCTCATCTTTGCGGCGTCTGCGGATTGCAGCATTAGCATCCGATATCTGGGGGGCAGCTTATGAGCTATAAAGTTTATGCGGGCGTCCAGACCGGCGTTGACGTGTGGAAGACAAAGACCTGCATTTACGACCCAACGGACTACACGGACACAAAAAAGATCATCAGTCCAACTCTGACACGGGAGGTGAGCAAGGCCGGCAGCTTGGAATTCACTCTGCCGCTTGGCAATGTGGCCCACTCAGCTTTGCAAAAAATGCGCACGACCGTGTCCGTAGAACAAGACGGTGTGCGCATCTGGGAGGGCAGGCCCATGAGCCATGAGCAGGATTTTATGCTGCGTCAAAAAGTCTTTTGCGAGGGAGAGCTGGCCTACCTCAACGACAGCTCTGTTGCGCCATATACAGCCAAAGACGTGACGATCAAGCAGTTTCTTGCGTTTCTGCTGGAAAACCATACCGGCATGGTGGACGCATACAAGGCGTTTACCTGCGGAAATGTTGGCTTTCCGAGCACCAGCGTGGTGGTGCCAGAGCTGCATAACTGCGTGATGAAGCTGGATTACATGGCCGGATCTCCGGACAGTGACGGCGATTACAGGTATGAATATGGACTTTATACCTCGTCCGGCGTACAGCTTGTAAAACAGTACCAGGTGGGCTACTCGGATGACGATACAGCCCCAAGCCCTTCTGCATACAGCTGGACGCTGAATGAAAAGCATGCAGATTCTTCCATAAACGGGTATATCTGGCGCACTGGAAACGGCCTTTTTTCCGTGAGCGTAAACGTGGCTTTATCCTTGGATGGGGACGGCCAGACGCACGAAGCCACGCAAAGAACGGTTACGCCGGATATCACATGCGCTACGCACTCAAAATCTTTTCCGCCTGAGACGGAATACGATCTCAAAGACACGGTCTCGAAAAATTGGAAAATCGAAAAGCAGGGAGACGGCTATGCCGTCTTGTTCAACGGTGCAGCCCTGCCGGATTCTTCCGTGGTCCGTTACGATTCTGCGCCACGGTACACCTTTGGCGATGGACGAAATTTTGGCGTTACATGGGATGTCATCCAAAATGAGCTTGTGGATGTATACGGCGGTTATCTGATCGTCCGGCACGAAAACGGGGCCCGGTATCTGGACTACGTCCGGGAAGTGCAGGAGAAAAACGGGCAGCCCATCGCATTCGGCACAAACCTGCTCGACCTGAGCAGCTACGTCAAAGCAGAGGATATTGTCACCCGCGTCATTGCCGTCGGAAAAAAGAAATCCGGCTGGTTTTTGTGGGAGAAAACCAACACCATCACGGCAACCGCTAACGACGCCACCGCGCAAAAGCTGTTTGGCATCATCGCGCGGGTCATTGTGCAGGACGGAACCGAAAACACAACGCAGTCGCTTCTGGATGCCGCAAACGCGGAGCTGTCCAAAAACTTGCGTTACCTTGACGGAATCACGGTAAAGGCTGTGGACCTCAAGGATGCCGGCGTGGATATCGCCCGCCTTGGCTTTGGCAAGATGACACACATCTACTCCAACCCGCACGGGGTGAACACCTGGCTTTTGTGCTCTAAGCTTGTGGAGCCTTTGGACGCGCCGGACAAAAAAGAATTCACGCTGGGCATTGATTTCTCCAGCGTCAGCGACTTGCAGGCCCTGAGCGCACGAAAAGCCAGTGACGCCTATGACCTGAGCCGCTCGCTGAAGGGCTATGCATCCGCAAAGGGGTGATAAATTGGATAAGACATTTGACGAAGCAATTTCCGAAGTCCGCAATGCAGAACGCGGCGTGGAAGTACGGGAAGCCCTTGCACAGGGCTTTGAGTATGTGAAGCAGTATGGCGAAGCTGTTATCGCGCGGCAGGAAGAAGCTGTTCAGAGTGCAGAAACAGCCACAAACGCGGCGGCAACTGCCACAGCACAGGCCGCAGCAGCAGCCAAGACAGTCAAAGACGCTACTGCAAACGCCATAAGCGCAGCGCAAGAGCAGGCAAATATCTCGACATCGAAAGCCGAGGAATCTGCTTCCAGTGCCGAAGAAGCAGCGGCCAGTCAAACTGCTGCCGCGTCTAGTGCATCTGCCGCAAAGGCCAGCGAGGAAGCAGCTGCAAAGAGTGCCGCCGACGCAAAGGTTATCGTGTCCACTGACACGACCCTGACCGTATCTGGTGCACCGGCTGACGCAAAGGCGACCGGCGACGCCCTGGATAAGAGGTATACCAAAGCCCAGGCCGACGCCAAGTTCGGCACGCCGTACACCCTGCCGCCTGCTACGGCGGACCAGCTGGGCGGCGTGAAGGTGGGCGACTATCTGGACATCGCTGCGGACGGCACCCTGAGCGGCAAGAAGCTGTATGACACCATCGCGGCCAGTGTGGCGGTCAAGTCGGAGGCGCGGCTGGTGTGGAGCGGAAAAACAACGATTGGGAGGAGAAAAACTGAGACAATTAACGTTCAGGACGGTGTAGATTACGTTAACCTCCGCGTAAACGAAGCTGATTTTAATCTTACCCCTGGTATGACATATGAAGCTCACATTTCTAGCGCGGGAAGTCTCACGGTCACAGTATTATTTTCGGCCGACAAAAAAAGGCTTGAATGTACCCTTACCAATACGCTGAATACTGTATCGGTTGTATTCACCGGCTACCACTACCCCACCTTGGCAGAGCTGCTGACCGAGACGCAGTCCGCGCAGGCGGACACGGACGCTATGGCGGTAGATCAGGAGTACCGCCTGACCCTGCTGGAGCTGGGACTGACCGATGACACCACCACTGACACCACCACATAATGAGGTAAAAACTATGTTGTATCGTATCTGTAAACGCCTGATCGAGCGCGGACAGACCGCTGGTCTTGCGGACAAGCTGGACGTGTTCTACGCCATTGGACGCATCACCGAGGCCGAGTACAAGGAGCTGACCCAGCTGCTGGCCCAGCAGGAGGCCGTCCATGGCGCTTAATGCCTACTCTTGGACATTGGGGGGTGATCGCAATAAACAACACATTTTTGACCGCACTTTTTAACTTTTTGAGCCGTTTCTTTGCCGCTTTGGCGGAAGAACAGGTAGAACAGGAGGACACAATGGCATCTGTGACTGAGGTGACCGAGTGGACGGGAGCACCGCCCTACCGCTACATCGACGTAAGCCGGTATCAGGGCAGCATTACACTGGAGGGCTGGAAGAAGGTCAAGGCCGCTGGCTATCAGGGCGTCATGCTCAAGACCGTCAGCACAAACCGCAGGCTCTCCAAGCGAGCAGACGGCCTGTACATCGACCCGACCTTTGAAGCAAACTACCGCAACGCAAAGGCGGCAGGTCTGGCGGTGGGCGTGTATTACTATACCTACGCCACCAGCGAGGCGATGGCCGATGCAGAACTTTCCTTGCTGGCTGACGCTCTGCGTGGCAAGACGCTGGAAATGCCTGTAGCAGTGGACGTGGAGGACAACAAATTCAGGGTTCTTGGCAAGCAGGCGTTGACCGACCTGACAGCCTACGCCCTGAAAAAGGTGGAAGACATGGGTTTTTATGCCCAGCTCTATACCTACACCAGCTTTGCTAAGACGCGCCTGTATATGGGCGGTGCTGCCCTCAGCCCCTACGACGTGTGGCTGGCCGACTACACGGGAAAGACACCTGCCGTGACCTTTGCCTACAACACTCACCAGCACACCAGTAAGGGCAGCGTACCTGGCATTTCCGGTCACGTTGACCTCAATGTGACCACACGCAACTACCCGAAGATCATCTGCAAGAAGGGTCTGACCCGTCTCCGGGAGGGCAAATGACCGAAAAAGAAGCTCTACTGTGGGTGCTGGGCATCCTGGGCAGCCTGTGCGCTGCGGTCATCACCATCGACAAGGTGCTGGACATCATCCACAAGTACATCAAAAAGGCCGGAGCGCCGGACGAGGCGCAAAACAAGCGGCTTGACGACCTTGACCGGCGTGTTGGCGCACTGGAAACCGGCTATACCCAGCACACAGCGGCACTTTCCCGCGATTTGAGCCGCTTTGGAGACATCGACGAAGTGAACCGCCTGACCCTGCAGGCCGTGCGTGCCTTGCTAGAAGCGCAGCTCACCGGAAATAACGTTCAGGCCATGCAGAAAAGCAAGGCCGAAATTGACAACTATTTGACAGAAGGAGTAACGAAACATGGCAGCAATTCTTAATTTCATCCCCGCACCCGTCGCAATCGTTCTCATCATCGTCGGCTTTGTGGCTCTGGCAGTCGGCGCTATCCGCATGGGCTATAAGCAGCTGGTCAAAGATCTGGCCTATGACCTCGTGTGCAAGGCCGAAGACAGCATCATGGGCAGCGGCCAGGGCGCAAAGAAAAAGAAGCAGGTCTTTGACGCGCTGCGTGCGGCCTGCCCTGCATGGCTGAAGCCTATCATCACGGATGAAGTGCTTGACGCGGTGATTGAAAAGGCCGTAAGCCTGATGAAGAAGGCACTGGCAGAAAAGAAGCCTACCATCAACAAGGAGTAACCCATGATTGAGCTAAGCGTATCTCTCGCATCCAATGGCGTCGTCAAAGTGCCGGGCTATGAGCAGCTGGTGCGCTTTGGCTACACCAAGAATCAGGGCGTGTACCGCCTGCACATCGATGCAACCGGTGAGTGGGAAGGCCTGACTATCCGGGCTTTCTGGCACGTCCCGGACGGCAAAGACCCGGCATCCTCACTGGTGACAGACGGCTCTGTGGCCGTGCCTGCCAGCGTGACCGCACAGCCCGGCAATGGCTGCATCACCTTTGAGGGCTCAGATGGCACCCGCACCGTGACAAGCGCAGACCTGCGCTACCGTGTGGCTGCCAACTCCGGCACGGAGGACGGCACAGAGCCGGAGCCTAGCACACCTGCCTGGCAGGAGCTGGTGGATGCCGTGCACACTGACGCCGCCGCCGCAGAGCAAGCAAAGACCGATGCACAGACGGCAGCGCAGCAGGCTGGGGTATCTGCCAAAGCCGCCCAGACCGCCGCCAGTGAAGCAGCCACCAGTGCTGGCAATGCAGCCCAGAGCGCTCAGGAAGCCGCTGACAGCTTACAGGAGCTGAAGGACGGCATTGCCGCTGGTGACTTCAAAGGCGAGAAAGGCGACAAGGGCGACACTGGCCCCGTCGGCCCGCAGGGCGAGCAGGGGCCGCGTGGCATTCAGGGCGAGCGCGGCCCGCAGGGTGCGCAGGGGCCGAAAGGAGACACCGGCGACACTGGACCACAGGGGCCACAGGGCCCAGTCGGCCCGGCAGGTGCAGACGGCAAAGATGGCACACAAATTGATGATACCACCGTGGGGCTTGACGCATGGAGCAGCAAGCACATCGTGGATATGCTCTGCCCACCGCTGGAGGAGACCGGGAACCCTGTTGTGTTCTACCCTGTGGCAGACTATCCGCTGGGTGTGACTGCCAGCTGGGAACCTGTGCAGGAGGGCAGCGGTGACCCAAGCCCGGACAACATCCGGCCTATCAAGGGGCGGGACAGTGTGAAGGTGGAGCGGTGCGGGGGGAATGTTATTGAGTTTTTAAGAACAAATGATTCCCATGAAAGCGTTAAAATAGCAGTAGACGCAGAAAAAAATATTACGCTTAACGGAGCATTAACTCGCGGAGCCAATATCATAATTGGAATGTGTCGGCTGCATTGGGTTGCGGGAAAAACCTACACCATGTACGTCAAGAAGGTGGGCGGCAGTGCCTCTCTTGGAAGCGGTGACGGCATTACTTTTGCCTATTCGCTGTTCACGCAGGATTATAATCGTTACTTCCATGGTGATACACGCAGCACAAACCTTAATGCGTATATTGCAAGCGATGCTGCGCTGGCAGAAACCGAGCTTGTTTTTATGCTGCAATGCTGGCGAGCAAATACAGTATTCAACAACTTCAAATTCCAAATCGAAGTTGTTCCTGGCACCACCGCCCCTACCACCTACGCCCCATACACCGGCCAAACCGCCACCCTCACTCTGCCCCGCACCATCTACGGCGGCACGGTGGATGCAGTGACGGGAGAGGGGCAGGAAACGTGGAAAATAGCAACCATTGATGCTAAAAAAATCAAATTCTCATCTGATGGTAATGATAGATTTTGGAATTTGCCGTACCACACAGCAGATGGTGCAACTGGCGCATCTAAAATTATATGCAGCCATTTCATTTCCTCTACATTTTTAGTAAATGAACCATATGCGTTCTTTTTTACGCAGCCAAACCGTTTGCAGAACTTGTTCTCAAGTGTAGATGAGCTGAATGATTATTGTGCCGCACAATATGCCGCAGGAACGCCTGTGCAGATTGTGTATCAGTCGCTGAAAGAGCCTGTGCCTTTTACAGCCACCGGAGCGCAGCCTATCCCCGCCCTCCCCGGCGTGAACACCATCATGACCGACGCGGACAGCGTGATGGTGACCGGAAGAGCAGACCCCATTAAGCGCATCACTGACCTTGAGGATGCTGTGGCATCAATGACCGACACATAAGGAGGTACATACATATGGCAATCAAAAGCAGATCTCGCCATGACCTGACCCTGCGCTCCATCAAGCGGGAAATCGCCGCTGGCCGCGATGTTGCGTTCTGGCTGGATAAAGCATATATGCACTACGACAACGGACTGCTGACCGCAGATGACATCGCAGAGGTGGAGCAGCTGGCACAGGCGTACTATGACGCGCTGGACGCGGAGGAAGCGGCTGACGCTGAGGAAATCACACTGTAAGGAGGATATCATGGCAAGCACTACATACCGCCATCTCGGTGACGTCACCGGGATGTTCGCCGCACAAGAACAATTTCGTGACATCACGAAAATGGTGACAAAACGTCACCATTTTGCCGTGCTTGGCAATATGGTGCGCAACGCCGGACAGCTCCCGCAGCCCTTCTGGCTCGGTGCTGCCTGTGGCGGCGGCTCGTGTAGTGCTGCCCGCTGCGCTGCAAGGGCTTGACCGACAGCAGATGACCGCCGCAATCAAAAACGCACCGCTTGGGAGGGTAGACCGTAAGATAGCCTTACTGCGGTACGTTGAGCGGCTTCCACTGCCGGACATTGCAGCACAGACGCATTACAGCCGGACGGCGATAGGCTACCGGCTGAAAAGCATTGACAAAATTTTGGATGTGTGATATACTAGTTACACAAGAGGATGGATAGCGCATACACATCCATCAGCAAATGTATGCAAAAGACCAGCGGAATAACGTTTACCCACTGGTCTTTTTGTTTTACACGATTTGTGGTATAATATACCCAATAGAACCCGTCGAGCCTCTTAACAATGCGTATCATGGCGGGTCATTCAAGAGCTAACTCCGTGCTTAACGGAGAATTAAAAAAGCAGTCGCCAGATTCGGCGCTGAACAGTCTCCCACCCGCCTCCTTGCAGTGCGTACCATGTGGGAGACGCAGAAACCCCCGGTGTTCCGTTTGGAGCATCGGGGGCTTTTTTTACTTTTTCTTTAATTCCTCAAGCCTGCTGGAAAGTTCTTCTTCCCATCCTTCATGTTCTTTGAGGTACGGGGCGTAAATTGTGATTTCGGCTTCCTTTCGGGCCGCAACGGCTTCTTCGATCGTGTTATAGCTTCCGAGATGATATTGCTTGCGTTGGAAATTGATATATGCACGCCATCGACCGTGGCAGTCTTTACACACGCCATTTGCGCCAGAAGTGGAATTTTTATTGATATGGCCTCCGACCCTTGTGCGAATCGACATAAGGGAAGAGCCACCCGTGTAAGCTGTGCTGTGAATTGCCCCGGTTTTCTCTCCAATGTCCCTGTTGCAATCTGCGCAATGCTGGATTCGAGAAAGCCTTGTGATCTTTACGGTGGTTTCCTTCCCACATTTCGGGCAAATAGCACGGCACAGAAAACAACCTGACCTCTTTTCGGGCAAAACTTCCAATACTTTCCATCCGTTAATAATCTGTCCTTCTTTTTTCTTCGCCTTTCGTAAAGCCGTCTCCGTCATGGCTGGCTTTTGCCCTCGATTCGCGCAAGACAGACAGCTGCGGCTTTTGCCAAGACGCAGGGAGCTGTCATACACGTCTTTTACCACTCCGCACTCACACTGGCATGTGTAGTAGTGCGGCTTTTCAGACGGCGCAAGTACCGTCCACTTTCCAAAATGCTTTCCAGTCAAATCTGCCATAACATTCTCCTCAGATCAGCCCATAGTGCTCGGCCAGCAGGAAGCGGACGTATTCCGGGCAGTCGCGCTCGCCCAAACACCACCCCTGCACCGTGCGGCGCGGGATGCCCGCACCCTTTGCAAAGGCGGTCTGGCTGATGCCGGATGCCACCACCATCTCCCGCACGCTCATACGGGAGACGTCCCAGAGATGGGACAGGCGGGCGATCTCTGCGTCCAGATCGACATGCCCCTCGGCATCGTCCGGGATGCTGAGTGTAACGTTATTGATAAAGATTTCCTTCGGCTGCTTGGCAGCCATGCCAAAAAGTTCTGCATTGCTGTACATAGTTGACTTCCTTTCTTTTGGGTGATAATATGTTCGTGTACCTCCATGGTACGTCTTTCACAAAATCCCCTGCCAGATGTTGCGAGCATCCGGCAGGGGATTTTTTTATTTACAGGTCAATCCACTCTTCGTTCTCTTTGAGCGTCTCGACGTACTGGGGGTAGATGTCGCTGATGATGACGTCCTTCTCCATGTCGTCCAGTTCGCCGCTCATGAGCGCTTCGGACTGCTCATTGGTCAAGTGCATGTCTGCTGTAAACGTATCCGTTGCGTGATCACGGCAGTGCAAAACCTCACCATCGCAGCCGATGTGGGCGTAAATCGTCCAGACGGTTTCGTCTGGCTCCCACTGCTGCCAGTCCATGGTCTTGTATTCGTCAGGCTCCACCTCGGTGCCGTTCTCCATGACCTTTGCGGCGAACTCTTCAGCGTTAAGGATCTTCATATTTTTTACCTCCATGTTGTTGTGTGTTGGTGTCTTTCACTGTCTTTATTATACGCTCATTGAGCGCAAAAGTCAAGCCTTTTTGTAAAAATTTGCGCTCAATGAGCACTTTTTTCTTTTGGCAAAATAGAGCATTTTTGTCCTTCGTTGGTCGCTCGTTGCCTCTCCCGCCGGGCGGCTCTGCTACACTGGGCGCAAAGGAGGCAAGCGCCAGTGTGGATCAAGTTCAGCCCCAACCCCAACGGGGGCAGCGTCGGGGATTGCGCCGTGCGTGCTGTAGCGGCTGCCACAGGGCAGAGCTGGGAGCAGGTCTACATTGGATTGGCGCTGACCGGATTTGCTCTCGGCGATATGCCCAGCGCCAACCGCACATGGGGCGCATACCTCCAAAAGCACGGATTCAAGCGTCGCCTTGTTGAGGCGGACTGCACCACCTGTTACACGGTGGCAGATTTTGCCCGGGAGTACCCGAACGGCGTGTATGTACTGGGCTGCTCCGGCCACGTTCTGGCCGTGGTCAACGGCGACTGGCTAGACAGCTGGGACAGCGGCGCAGAATGCCCGATTTACTACTGGTACAAGGAGGACTAAGCAATGCCGATCTATAACGGATACCCACAAGTGTATTACCCGCAACAGCCGCAGGGGCAGCTTGAACAGCTCAGGGCAGCACAGTACCAGCCCCAGCCCGTCATGATGCCTACAATGCAGGGGCAGGCCGCACCGGCTGACAGCGGTTTTATCTGGGTACAGGGTGAAGCGGCAGCTCGGGGCTATCTGGTCGCCAACGGGAGCCGGGTGCTTTTACTGGATGCCGATTCCGATACCTTTTACATCAAAGAAGTGGGACAGGACGGCAGGCCGTTCCCTCTCCGCATCTACGACTACAAAGAACGCACCAGCGGCCCCAAAGCGTCGATCGCTGCCACGCAAGCCGCAGGCGGGGAGTATGTCACCCGCAAGGAGTTCGACGCGCTGGAGGCAAAGCTGGCGGCGTTGGAGAAGCAGGAAGCACCAGAGCCGGAAAAGGAGAGCTAAACGATGAGCAGCAGCTTGTACAACTCGATGGGCCGACAGACCCAGAACCCCATTGGCGGGCAGTTCCAGCAGTTTATGGGCCAGATGCAGGGAAAGAACCCGCAGGAGATGATAAACCAGATGCTCACCTCCGGGCAGCTCTCACAACAGCAGCTCAACGCCATTCAGCAGCGGGCACAGCAGATCGCGCCGATGCTCAACGGCATGAAAAATATGTTTGGATTCTAAAATGCGGCCGCATTTAGAATAAATTTCAAAATCTAACGTAAAGGAGTAAAACTATGTCTCTTTCTTCTGATAGCACGGTTCTGACCATGCCGGTACAGCCCGCCAATGGCTACAGCAACGGCTTCAACGGCTGGGGCGGCGACTGGATGGGCTGGATCGTCCTCTTCCTGATTTTCGGCATGTTCGGCTGGGGCGGCATGGGCGGCTTTGGCTGGGGCGGCGGCATGGGCGGCGCTTCGCCTTATATGACCAGCGCTGTCACACAGGCAGACCTGCAGCGCGGCTTCGACAACCAGAGTGTCATGAACAAGCTGAACGGGCTGGAAAGCGGCCTGTGTGATGGCTTCTATGCCATGAACACTGGGATGCTTCAGGGCTTCAACGGCGTGCAGCAGGGCCTGAACGGTGTCACCAACGCCATGCAACAGGGCTTCAACAGCACCAACGTTGCGCTGATGCAGGGTCAGAATGCTCTGGCTACACAGCTGGCAGACTGCTGCTGCAAGACCCAGACCGCAATCCAGGGCGTCAACTACAATCTGGCCACTCAGGAGTGCGACACCCGGAACCAGATGCAGCAGGGCTTCTGCGCAACGCAGAACACCATGAACAACAACGCCCGGGACATCATCGAGAATCAGAACAGCAACACCCGCGCGGTGCTCGACTTCCTGACCAATGATAAGATCGCCACCCTGCAGAGCGAGAACGACGAGCTGCGCCGGGCTGCTTCTCAGGATCGCCAGAGCGCGTTCCTGACCACCGCGATGAACGCACAGACCAACCAGATCATCGGGACTCTGCAGCAGAAAGCTCCCGTGCCTGCCTATCAGGTGCCTAACCCCAACGCCATTTACTATGGCTGTGGGACCGGCTGCGGCAGCTGCGCCTAACCAAATAACGGCAACTGACTGCAATTTGTAGTCTGTTCAGCCCCTGAGCTGATTTTGCAAACCAGAGCGCCGGGGCAAAAGTCCCGGCGTTTTTATTATGAAAGGAGCCGATAAAATGGCTGAATTTACGAATTCCAATACCGTGACAGTAGCCGCTGGGCAGGATCTCCCATTGACGGAGACTGCGGCGAAAGCGCCTGCGTGCATTGTGCACCGTGCTGGCAGCGGCCTTGTGACACTTCGCGGCCTGACAAGCGGGCAGTGTCGGGCCCGTTTCAAGGTGAGCTTTGGCGGAAATATTGCCATTCCCGCCGGCGGCACTGTGGGGCCCGTTTCCGTGGCGCTGGCTGTCGGCGGTGAGTCGCTGACCAGTGCGACTGCCATTGTCACCCCGGCGGCAGTCGAAAATTACTTCAACGTTTTCCTGGCCGCGTTCATCGAGGTGCCGCGCGGCTGCTGCGTGACCGTGGCGGTTAAAAATACCA